ATCACCTTCAAAGATTGTTGAAACAAGAGAGGCCCAGCAGGCTCAAAAAGAACCAGTAAAACCGGTACTGGTTAAACAAGTGAGTCTGAACATCAAAAAACAAGCGAGTCCCAGCAGGCGTAAAAATCAGATGTTCAATTATAGGCTGTTTGTCAGGAAGTATGATGCTGAACGGTTGAACGGTGCGGTAAAGCCCCTCAGGATAGAGGTAATACCGGTCTTGTCCTCAGAAGTCGAAAACAACCCGGAAGGATTGAACGAATACACGGAAATAACGTTGGAGGGATAGGTATGGTGCCGTTTATGGTTAGTAAGAAGAAGCGTGGAGCTTACTGGAAAAGCCCGAAAGGATTCAAGAAACTATGACAGAGTATACAGCTGAAAGCTTAGTAGAGTTGATTCGAAACAAGTACCCTGTCATGGTAAACGGGTATAACCAGAATGTAGTGCTTGAGCAGGTCCCGGACGGTACCGGCTATGAGCAAAGCCGATGGATTGATGTAGCTGTTTTCAGAATGTGGCACCAGCAGGGTTTGACTCGCTCCGCTTTTGAAATAAAGGTCTCCCGGGCAGATTTCCTGAATGAGTTGGCACACCCGGAAAAACACCAGTGGTGCAAGGTGTGTTTTCACGAGTTCTGGATAGTCGCCCCGAAAGACGTGGTTAAGGAAGAGGAACTGTCGGCAGGGGTTGGCTGGATGTACCCGAGGGGCAGTAAACTCTGTATCGGAAGACACGCCGCCCGGAATGATAATCCTAGGCTTGACGATTCACTGCTCGCTGCTTTCATGAGAGCAGCTTTCAAAGAGACGGACAGGTATCAGAGGAATGTCCATCGGTCTGTTGTCGAAAACGATAACTCCTACAAACAGGCTGTCATGCACGAAAAGGCCGTGAAGAAATTCGTGAAAGAAAGAGGGCAAGGCTTATTCTATCCTGAAACAGAAGAAGATGTGTATAATGCCCTCGTCACGGCGACTCTTGATAAAACACTGGCGCAGGACCGGGATAATTTCCTTCACCTTCTCGACAGGTTTCAGAGAGATGTAATGTCATTGATGGAGTTATATCTTGTCCTTGCCAAGAAGTCGCTGGTATTGAGGGATGAGTACGGAAAGCACGTTATATCAGGGTATGGCGGTTATGAAACAGAAGCGTTATCATCTTTAACTGAAATGATGAAGTCGGCTAAAGGATTTCGGAAAGAAGAGATTAAGAGAAAAGCCGAACTGATAGATACCCTGTTATCGTGGGATGAGTTGAATGGTTAGTTTGTCCAATGATCTGACCGGCTTCCCTCCAGAAATAGTCATGGCCAGGGAAAAGATAAAGAAGAGTTTGAGATGGCATACCCATTTTGTACACGGTCATGACTTTTATTGGCATCAGCAGGTATGGGCAGAAGCATTGGAAGATATGTCGATTAAGCGATTGCTTATTATCGCGCCGCCGAAGTTCGGGAAATCCCCGGTCATTGGTCTTGATTACCTTGGGTGGAGGATAGGCAATAATCCAAATGGATATCATGCCATCTATGTATCGAACACGGCAACTCAGGCCGGTTTGAATAGTGTCGCGATGAGAGATACTATTCATTTGAATCCTCGGTATAAGTTTTTGTATGGACTTGAGCCTGACTATGTGAAAGGATGGAGTGAATCGGAATGGTTTGTAAAACGTGATAACGAAGGAGACAAAGACCCGACGCTCCGCGCCACTGGTATAGGTGGCCCTATCCTTGGCGGTACTGTTCAGGAGATTATTCTTGATGATGTCGCTGATCAGGAGAATATGGCAACAGATTTTCAGAGAAAAAAGTTGATGAGTTGGTTAAGGAAGACTGCTTTCAGCCGGCTTGTCCCTGGTGATAACAGAATAGTTATGATTTGCACTCGCTGGCATGAGTCGGACCCTGCGGCCGTGTTTCAAGACGAAGGGTGGGTTGTGATTCATATTCCTGCGATTGACTCTGATGGGACCCCGACGTTCCCGGAATACTGGAATTTGAAAGAACTTGAACAGGCGAAGATTGATGCAGGTAGTATCCGTGATTTTGAATTGGTTTACCAAGGCCGTGTTTTGCCGGATGAGGGGGCAATATTCAAGTCGGAATACTGGCGTTACTGGAAGAACGGAGTAGCGCCGTGGCAGTATCACATCGAACATCCTGAATATATCCCGATTCAGTTGGTTGTACAGAGTTGGGATACAGCTCACAAAGAAAAACAGGAAAATGACTTTTCAGTTTGCACAACCTGGGGAGTTACGAAAAACGGGTATTACTTGCTTGATATGTATCGAGCGAAAGTTGATTTTCCGAAGTTGACGACAGCGTTCAAACTCAATGCCTCGAAATGGAATCCTAACATCATACTCGTTGAGGATGCCAGTAGCGGAACTGCCTTGATACAAGAGATGAAAGCCAAGACAAGGTTACCGATTATTGAGGTAAGGGTTGACCGTTCGAAATTGGCAAGAGCAAATGCTGTTACCCCGATTCTTGCTTCAGGTAATGTTTTTATCCCTGAAGATTCCATGTACCGGACTGTCCTGGAACATGAATGCGAAATATTCCCGAGTGGCGAACATGATGACATTGTAGATTCAATAACGCAATTTTTGAATTGGATACGTAACAATCAACCAAGGTATGACGACGGAGAAATGCCGATTGGAATCCCTACTGTTTCGAAATGGAGATAATTATGGCCATAAGATTTAAGGAATGCCGTCATTGTCATGGAGACCTGGTTGAAGAACAAGAAGAGTATAGTACAGTTTGGAGATGCTTGCAGTGCGGAAGATTGAACGTTCCTATGAAAAGTGTTATGACAATAGGCGAAAGACGGGAATTTATAAAAGAACATAAACAAGATATCATCGTTTGCTTCTTGACAGAAGGCCGGGAAGCATTGAATGAAAAGTATAGTATAAACGCGTATTCATGGAGGGGTCGTAATGGGCTTGAGAATCGTTGGAAAAAAGATATCGAAATTACGGCGAAGAAAATAGGTGTAAAATATGAAATGAAGCCGATAAGGAAATATCGACAGAAGAAGTTAAAATCGCCAGGTTGGTATGATGGGTATCGGCAATGTTTGATTGATTTGAAGAAGAAATTTGGCGAAGTTTTTGTTGACATGTATAACTCAATGCGAGAAGATAAATAAAATCAGGAGGGATAAAAATGGCAGAGAATAGGAAAAGCTCAGGGATAACACTCGGTGTAACTGGCTTGTCAATATGGGGTGGTCAAATAGGTGGCGAATACATTTCCGCATTATCTGGTCATAACAAAGTTAAGATATACACGGAAATGATGCACGATGCCGTTATTGCCACCTTACTCGATGCCATGACCATGCCATTGGTAGCTGCTGAATTCGGCACTAAGCCGGCCGGAGACACGTTGCAAGATAAAATAAACGCAAAGTTCCTTGAAGAGTGTATGCACGACATGACTGACTATTCATGGAGGCAGCACGTACTCGATATGCTGTCAATGTTATCGTGGGGGTGGTCGGTTTCAGAAATAGTTTTCAAGCGAAGAGATGGTTTGTTTGGTACCCACCCGTCAAAGCATAATGATGGTCGAATTGGTCTTCATATCCTTGACCCGAGAGGTCAAGAGACATTGTACAAGTGGGACATGGACGAAGATTTTAATGTCCGGAGTATGGTACAAAAAGACCCGAATAATGGAGAATTGTTACATATTCCGTATTGGAAGATGGTTCACTCAACGTTCCGTTCAAAGAAGCGTTCGCCGGAAGGCACCAGTCCTTTGAGAACATTATACAGAGCCTGGTATACGCGAAAGAATCTTGAAGTTATCGAGGCGATTGGCGCTGAACGTGATGCCGCTGGGCTACCTGTCATATATCTTCCATACGGTGCGAATGATACCGATAAAGCAAATGCTGAAAATTTAATCAGAAATGTTCGCCAGGATGAAGAAGCTGGTTTGATTATTCCGGCTCCCCCGAGTGTTGATGCAACCGATAATTCGAAATGGCGGTTTGAATTATTATCGTCGCCCGGGTCGAAGCAGTATAACATCAGACAGATTGTGTCTGACTTGAACAAGATTATTCTGATGAGGTTCTTCGCACAGTTTCTTATGCTCGGAATGGACCATGTTGGTTCTCAGGCACTCGTCGAAGGTAGTCAGGACTTTTTCAGCCTTTGTCTCAAGTCGATACAGGATGAATTGCTTGAGACATGGAATCACCAGTTAGTTCCGTTGTTGTTCTCACTGAATCCTCAGATGATGACAGGGGCAAGTGGATATCCAGAAATAGATTGGATAGCGCCGGGTAGTAAGGATGTCCAGAAAGTCATCTCAGCCGTTCAGGGGTTGATTACCGCACAGTTAGTTACTCCTGAATCATCACTGGAAGATTACTTCCGCATGATGCTTGACCTCCCGGATAGACCCGAAGGCGTTGGAGAAGGTCCAAGGGGGGCCGCTCCTCAGTCGCCATTTGGTCCTGGCATGTTTGGCAACATGATGAATTACGAGTGGTTCCAGACAGCCGAAGGAGGTTGGTTACTGAAGCCGAAACAGAAAACGACCATGGGTAATACCGCAAATTTTAATCAGCGACCGGCTGAATACGTAGCAGACCGGTCGTGTATGGTAGCCATTGATTTACC